CAGGCGCTAATGACGAGGGTGACCTTGTTCTTATCGTCGCTGGTAAGCCCTACGTGTTTGAGTTAAAGGCAACGGCTAAGATGGATCTTCCCCAGTTCTGGCGTGAGGCTACGGTTGAAGCGCAGAATTATGCAAAGGCTAGAGGACTAGAAGATGTGCCACCATCCTATGTCATCGTCAAGCGCCGCATGGCAGGCATTGACCAAGCATGGGTAGTGCAGACCCTGGAACAGTGGGCGAAGATACATGATTGATTATGGTGAAAGATTAGCCTTTGATAAAGGCTGGAACCATGGCGTTAAAGCTGGTCGTTCTTTGAGTCAGAAGTACGTTAAAGAACTTATCATTCATTTCCTGCGCAGGGATGGTTACATCGAAGCAGCCGAACATATAAGAAAAAACTATGACGAGCAAGCCTGACCTTGCAGCAGTGCTTGAGTCTTACGGTGTATCAGTATCGGATCGTTATGGATGGGTGCCATGCAAGTGCGTGGTACATGATGACAGCCACGCAAGCGCGGCTTACAACTTAGATGAGCAGAAGTACAACTGTCTAGTGTGCCAACTGCTCGGAGACGTGTATGATTTGGTCGCACGTAAAGAGAACTTAAAGGAGTTTGGTGATGTTAAACGCAGAGCAGAGAGCCTTGCTAACGGAAGCAGCGCAACGGTACGCACACAACATAAACGATCAGGCATTGGCTTACCTTCAAGCGCGGGGAATAACTCCAGAGGTAGCAAGTACCTTCCAGCTTGGAAGCGTCGTGGGGCCTAGCGCTGGACATGAGATGGCTGTCGGCATGCTTAGCATCCCTTACCGTACTCCTGCTGGTGTGGTCGGCATTAAGTTCCGACGACTAGATGACGGTACGCCCAAGTATCTATGGCCCACTGGGCAGAAGATAGGACTATTCAATGTCATGGATTTACACCAAAGGTCAGAGACAATCGCAATCTGCGAGGGTGAGCTTGACACGGTTGTGCTTAGTGGTCTTGTCGGCATACCTGCTGTTGGGGTTGCTGGCGTTTCTCAGTGGAAGCAGCACTTTCCAAAGCTATTTGAGTCGTATAAAAGAATACTTATATTCGCTGATAACGACATAAAGGAAGATGGTCGCAACCCTGGTCAGGAGCTAGCCAAGCGTATCAAGGAAGACCTGAATATAGCCACCGTAGTTCACCTGCCAGGCAATCAAGACGTGAATGATCTGTATCTAGCCAATGGTGTGGACTGGTTCTATGATAGAATTGCCGCATGACAACTCTTGCAGGGGTACAGGGCAACGGCTGGTCTGTCATTGGTGCTGACAGCCGCGTCATTGACGACGGCGCTATAGTAGACCTGCCCAAAAATGCTGGAAAAATTTTTAGAAAAAGTGGGTACATCCTGGCTGTCGCTGGTGACTTTCGTACAGCGCAGATTATGCAACACTCTTTCGCGTTCCCTAAGCCGCCTACCGATGCAAGCGTAGACGCGCTAGATAAGTTCTTTACTACTGAGCTAATCCCTATGTGGAAAGCTGAGTACGAAGATGTTGGCTACACGCCAGACAAAGATATAGGCAACACTATTCTCGTCTCGCTTAGCTCTACTATCTATGCCATTGGCGATGACTGGACGTGGGCTAGAGATAAGCGCAACATCTATGCTGCTGGCTCTGGCGCTGCCTATGCCATAGGCGCTCTCTCTGCATACGGCGTACCTAAGACCGCTGACGAAGCAGTGGCGCAGATTAAAGCCGCTATCAAGATAGCCAGCCAGTACGATCACAATACTTCCGAGCCTGCGATTATTTACAGCCAAGAGTCGTGAAAGAATTTATCGGCGGTCCGCTTGACGGCGGACGAGTATCGCTAGCCTTCTGGGTCTTAGACCAAATCGAATCGCCCATCTCATATGATGATACTTCTATCACATATGTGTGCTATGATTTAGATCCTAATACAGATAATTACATATACAAAGGCGAGAAGACCATGAAAAGGGGTAGGTTGAATGACCGAGAAAATCCAGCTAGTTGAAGAACCAGTAGATGATTTTAGCGTGAACATGTGGGCCATCTTCGATGGCGCTGGCAACCTGCTTCTCAAGAAGCACCACGATTACGGTCCTAAGAATATCTCTCAGTCACCTGGCGGTCCACTCAACGGACTGCGTGTGCGCATGTGGGATAAGTTTGCTCGTATCAACAACCTTGTCGATACAGGCAAAGACGCAAAGAACGAATCGTTACGCGATAGCTTCCTAGATATGCTCAACTATAGCGCCATTGCTTTAATGGTGTTGGACGGGACTTGGCCTGAGTGAAAACTATAGTGGTCGTTAGCGACCTGCAAGCTCCATACCATGACGAGCAAGCCACCACGGCGCTCGCCAAGTTCATTAAGGCATACAAGCCAGATGAAGTAGTAAGCGTTGGAGATGAGATTGACTTTCCCCAAATCAGCCGATGGGAAGAAGGATCAGGCGGAGAGTGGAAGTATGACATTGGAAAGCACCGAGATATTACCGTCCGACTACTTGAGTCACTTAATATCAAGCATATCAGCAGGTCAAACCACAGTGACAGACTGTATAACAAGCTTAAATCTAAAGCCCCAGGATTGCTCGGCTTACCTGAGTTGGAGATTGAGAAGTTTCTCAAGCTTGACGACCTTGGAATTACATATCACCATCAACCCTACGAACTTGCGCCTAATTGGATACTTGTCCATGGAGATGAAGGCAACATCCAGCCTACTGCTGGAGCAACTGCACTTGGACTTGCAAAGAGAGCAGGCGTTAGTGTTGTCTGCGGACATACGCACCGAATGGGACTTACCCATTGGACGCAGAGTTGGGCTGGTAAAGGAAAAACTGTTTGGGGTTTGGAAGTTGGTCACCTTATGAACTTAAAGCATGCTCGTTATATCCGAGCAGGCTTGTTCACGTGGCAGCAAGGCTTTGCTATCCTGCATGTAGACGGTAAGACTGTCACCCCGCAGCTTGTGCCGATTATTAACAAATCTTTCACCGTGAATAAGAAAACATGGCGCTGGTAAAAGTTGGTCTGAGTGTTGGTGATGTAACCTACGCAACCATTGAGGCTGTTGAGCGTTACAACTTTAACCGTGACAACGGCGCAGAAATGTCCAAGGTTAGCAAGACATGGCCAGAGGCTATCGCCCGTGAGATTGGTGGCGTACTAGCAGAGCTAGCAGTTGCGCGCTGGATGGATAAGTTTCCTACCACGCTATTTAAGGACCGCAAGAAGGGCGATGTGGGTGGACATGAGGTTCGCTCTACTGCCTATGCCCATGGCAAGCTACTCTTTCAGAAGGACGACGCGCCCGATAGGCGCTACTTCTTTGTCACTATTGACGGTCACTATACCGCGCTGATTGTCGGCTGGCTATGGGGCTGGGAAGGCTTGCAAGACCAGTTCTGGGATACGAGCATGCCCGTTCCTTGCTACGCCGTACCGCAGAAGTTCTTACATGATCCAGAGGTATTAGATTGACCAACGAAACGTGGCTATATGAAGCACAAGATATTGCAAAGACTGTTGCGCGGCAGGTACACAAGAAATACCACACTTACTTTGATGTTGCGGATGTTAGACAAGAGTGCCTGGTCTGGGTCTTACGTCGTGAGAACAAGGTCAAGGAATGGCTTGACCATCCGCAAGATACTGAAGATTACCGCACTGGTGTTAAGTATCTGGCCAAAACTTTGCAACGCCATGCTGATAAGTATTGCCGACGAGCTAAAGCGCAAGCGGCAGGATACGAATTAAGAGACGAAGCGTTCTATTCTGCTGAGGTTCTTGGCGAGTTGCTTCCCTTTGTCTGGTCAGACAGTGTTCCTACGCAGGATCCAACCAAGGCTAAGGTCAGTGGTGGTGGTAACCCTAGCGAGGGTGGCAACTACATTATCTCCATCTTCGATGTGCGCAAGGCGCTAGCCAAGCTAGAACCAGATGACCAGTTGATATTGCAGATGAAGTTCCAGGAGCAGTTGAGCTTTGAGGATATTGCAGAGTCGTTGCATATCTCTCGCTCATCTTCTGAGCGTAGAATTAAGAGCGCGCTAAAGCGCTTGATTAAAGAGCTAGGCGGACAGGATCCATGGGAAAGGAAAAGTAGTGCCGAAGTATGATTACCGTTGCAGCATCTGCAACATTGAGACAGAAGTAGAAGGCTCTATCCATGATGATATTGCAGCACCATTGTG